CGCTGGCGGGTGTGTTTTTTGATGAAGTTGCGCTTATGAACAGGAATTTTGTGGAGCAGGCACTTGCCAGATGCTCGGTTGAGGGGGCAAAGCAGTGGTTTAACTGCAATCCTGAATATCCTGAGCACTGGTTTCACTGCGAGTGGATATTAAAAGCCAAGGAAAGAAATGCCCTGTATTTGCATTTTGTTATGCAGGATAATCCGTCCCTGTCGGCAAAAGTATTAGAGCGTTACCAAAAGCTTTATTCGGGGGCATTTTACAAGCGGTATGTTTTGGGCGAATGGTCGGCTGTGCATGGCGCAGTTTACCCCATGTTCTCGGCAGACGATCATGTGGTTGATGCTATACCCAAATGCGAAAGATATGTTATCTCCTGCGATTATGGAATAGTCAACCCGGCCTCGTTTGGTTTATGGGGAAAAAGCGGCGGCAAATGGTACCGCATAAAAGAATATTATTATGACTCAAAGGTTTGTGGATTGCAAAAAACAGATGAGGAATATGCGGAGGAGATGGATAACCTTGCGGGGGAAAATAAAATAGATGCGGTTATTATAGACCCGTCGGCCTCCAGTTTTATCGAGTGCATTAAAAGGCGGGGCAAATACAATGTTGTGCCTGCAAAAAACAATGTATCCCACGGTATAAGGCTTGTAGGCGGAAAGCTGAAAAGTGGCAATATGCTTATACATAAATGCTGTACTGACTGCATAAGGGAGTTTTCGCTTTACCGCTGGAACATTAATGCACAGTGTGATGTACCTGTAAAGAAAAATGACCACGCAATGGACGATATGCGCTACTTTGCTATGTATGCTTTCGCTGAAAACGAGACTGTGTTTTTTGCGGGCAGTGTAGAAAGAAAAACATAAGCAAAGGCAAATTGTAAAAACATTGCAGAAAAAGCAGAATGTGAAGGCTCTTGTTTTAATTTGATTTTACCAAATGAAAAGCTAGTGAAAGGAGAGAAAAAGCTGGGAATAAAAGATTTTTTTTCAATAAAAAATAAAGCGTGCGCTGTGCAGACAGCGAGAGAACCTGACGGATATTTGGGCGGACTTGCAAGATACACCCCTATAGCGCCGGCCGAGTACGGACTGTATGCTACAATGCGTGAGGCTGTGCCGATAATAGATGCGGCGCTTGACAAAATAGTAAGGCTTACAGGTGATTTTGAGGTTGTGTGTACAAGGCGGGAAAACCAAAGGGAACTGGAAAGCTTTATTCAGAATATTCGTGTCGGAACGGGTTCATATGGTATGCACCAGTTTGTGGCAGCTTACTTAAACAGCCTTTTGACTTACGGCAATGCCGTGGGCGAGGTAGTGCTGGAAAGTGATGGCCGCAATGTTGCGGCGCTTTATAACCCCAAGCTAAGCGATGTCTGCATATGCGCAGGAAAAAGTCCGCTGGATGTGAAAATAGGCACTACAGATATGGCTATGGGATTTACACCTGTAAAATATCCCGAGCTTGTAATGTTTACAGCGCTTAACCCGCCGCCGGGAAGTGTGACAGGGGTATCGCTGCTTAGGAGTCTGCCTTTTGTAACATCAATATTAATGGAAATATATTCGTCTATAAATACAAACTTCAGGCGCATTGCAAACCTGCGGTATGCCGTTACTTACAAACCGGGAAGCTCCGGACTGGACAAGGCATATGCCAAGGATATAGCCGAAACTATAGCCAAGGAGTGGAGCAGTGCTATGGACAGTGCGGCTACAGGCAATATAAAAGATTTTGTGGCTGTGGGAGATGTGGACATAAAGGTAATAGGCGCTGATAACCAGATGATAAACACAGAGATACCTGTAAGGCAAATGCTGGAGCAGATAGTGGCAAAGCTGGGAATACCGCCGTTTATGCTNGGCCTGCACTGGTCTACCACCGAGCGTATGAGTACACAGCAGGCCGATATATTAACCTCCGAACTGGAAAGCTACCGCAGAGTTTTGGACAGCGTGATAGTAAAAATCTGCAATATATGGCTAAAAGTAAAAGGGTATACAGGCACAGTTAATGTATTGTGGAATGATATAAACCTACAGGACGAGCTGGAAACGGCAAAGGCAAGGCTGATAGGTGCGCAGGCGGATGAAATAACATCCGGTATGGGAGAAAAAAAGGGAGAGTGATGAATATTTGAAGCTTTCGACAATAGAAAAATCTATGGCGGCAAGCGAAATAACAGCAGAACAGCTTGAAACAATAAACCGTTATACCCGCAGGGAGCTAAAAGCGGAGGAGGTTTTTGTATTCTCGGTCATTTTGTGTGACAACGAAATAGACAGGGATTTTGAGCAGTTTCCAAAGGATTCGCTGGAAAAACTGGCAGAGCTTTATAAAGGCAAAACAGGTGTGTTCGACCACAGACCGAACGCTGAAAACCAGTCGGCCAGAATATTTGATACGGAAATTATTGCGGCTGACAGCCAAAACAGCGTGGGTGAGCAGTACATATGCCTGAAAGCTTTTGCTTATATGGTTCGCTGTGAAAAAAACAGCGACTTGATTTTGGAGATAGATGCAGGAATAAAAAAAGAAGTCAGCGTGGGCTGTGCAGTGGAAAAAACCATTTGCTCTATTTGCGGAGCAGACACAAAAAACGGTGGCTGTAACCACAGCAAGGGCAAGGAATATGACGGTAAGCTGTGCTACTACCTGCTGATAAACCCGACTGATGCTTACGAATGGTCGTTTGTGGCTGTACCTGCACAGAAAAACGCAGGTGTGGTGAAGGGATATAATGACAGCGTTAAAATGCTTGACAGGCATGAGGCGACATTTGAAAAGCTGTTTTTGGCTGATGAGGATGTGATTATTGCAAAATCGCAGATGCAAACGCTGGCAAGGGAATATGCACAGCTTAAAGCCTTTGCGAAGATAGGGGAGGAGCATACCGAAAGCATGAAGCATGAAGCGGTAAGGCTAATGCTTATTGCCCAGCCTGAGCTTGATAGCGATATTGCAAAAAGTGTTGTGGAAAAAATGGACAATGCACAGCTTAAAGAATTTGCAAAAATTTTTGGAAAAGCGGCGGCCGAAAAACTGCCGATAATGCCGCAGCTTGTGCAAAGTAGTACCGAAAAGACAGGAAAAAATGACAGCCAGTTTAGAATATAAAAAGGAGAAAATGACAATATGAATTATGAAAGCATAAGACTTGATAAAAGTATGTACAAAGGCGAGGGCGGTTTTTCCCGCACATTGGAAAAGCTTGACCCATCCAGAAAATACGAGAGCACAGACCTGCACGGACTGGACGCTTTTCAAAGACAGCTTAAGCGTTTTGATATTAAGGTAAGTGGCGAGTATTCGGATGCTATATCCAAGTTTTTCAAAACATCGGATTCTGCGGCATTGTTCCCTGAATATGTTGCAAGGGCAGTGGCACAGGGCGCTAAGGACGCAAGTATTCTTGACGAAATCACAGCATCCAAAACCAATATAGACAGCCTTGATTACAGGTCAATCAGAACTGATTTGAGCAATATTGCAAGCTTTGACGCTATTGAGGAAGGGCAGGAAATACCGTCCACAAATATTACGCTGGGAGAAAACCTGGTAAAGCTGAAAAAGCGCGGCAGGTTGCTTAGCGCCTCGTACGAGGCTATAAAATTCCAGCGTGTGGATGTTTTTACAATTGCGCTTAAACAAATTGGTGTTTATATTTCCAAAGCAAGAATGGCTGACGCTGTGGATGCGCTTATAACAGGCGGTGAAAATGACACAGCGGCGGAAATTGTTAAGACTGCGGGCGCCGCTCTCGCATATTCCGATTTGCTTGCGCTTTGGAATAAGTTTGAGGATTTTGAGATGAATGTAATGCTTTGCGCACCTGATATGGCTATGAAGGTGCTTAACCTTGCGGAGTTTAAGGACCCTGCCTGCGGCGCAGGCCTAAACGCTACACCAATGGGTGCTAAGCTTATAAAAACCGGCGCTGTGCCCACAGGCAAAATAATTGGCTTAGACAGCCGCTTTGCACTGGAAATGGTAACCGCAGGCGATATTAATGTGGATTACGACAAACTTATTAATACCCAGCTGGAAAGAGCGGCAGTTACATCTATTTACGGCTTCTCCAAAATTTTCCCCGATGCTGTAAAAGTTCTTGAGCTTAAATAAAAATTTGAAGAAAACCTAGTGAATTTTGGGGGCATTTGCCCCCAAGGGAGGTATTTGAATAGAAAATATAAATTTAAACAAAGTGAAAACTTATTTTGCACTTTTTACCGATATTCCTGATTTGGAGAGGACTAAATGGGAAATTCTGTGCGAGAGGGCGGCAGCAGTAATAGCGGGAAAAGTAAAACCCGAAATTGATACGGAAAAATACAGCGGGGAGCTGTGTGCGGCCGCTGCGGCCTGCGCCTATTACGAGTATATGGTTATGGGCAAATCAGGCATGAGTGATGAGATAAAAGTTGGCGATATAAGCCTGAAAAACAGCAGGGACAGCAGCACAGCAAAGGATGCGGCGGAGATAAGAGATTATTTTCTGGGATGCTGTGCAGGACTTTTGGAAAATACAGGTTATGCTTTTGTAACGGCCGGGGGCGCTGACAATGGGAATTGAACAAAAATTTTCGGCGGCAATAAACATTGTGGGTGTAAAAGCAGAGCTTTTGAGGAACGGCGAAGCTAAGCTGGTTGTAATTTCGGTTCAGCCTATGATGAATGACAGCAGGAATGCCAGCCCTGCAGGGTTTGATGATAACAGCAGTTTTAAGTTTTATGCCGCATTTAATGCCGATACAGGTGAAATTTTGCGTGAAGATGAAATAAAAATAAAGCAAAAATCATTCTTTGTAACCAAAGCTGAAACAGTTTATCTGGGCTGCAAACCTGCATATATACAAGGATTGCTGAAAAAATGCACTTAAAATTTATGAAAGATAAATTTTAAAAACATGTTTTGCTCCTTTCGGCCAAAGAGTTAAAGGTCGAATATAGATAACAAATTCCGAATAGGGAAAGGAATTGGAATAAAATGAACGATTTAGGAAAGCTGAAAAAAGATTTGGTCAGTCTGCTCAAAGGCAACACAGCGTTTGCTAATATTAAAGTGACAGAGGAATATCCCAAGGTCAGGGATTATCCGTTAAGGCGGCCTGTTATATCTGTAGGACTGGATTCGGCGGATATGACAAGCAATATAGGAAAATATTTAGGCTATGGCATCGACGGCGGGGAGATGCAAGGCTCTACCTGTATGATAACGCTAAGGTTTGACCTTTTTTGCAGGGATGACGGCACCGATCCGCACGAAATAATGGAAAAGCTGTGCGGAGTATTGCTTTTTGAAAGCGGCTGCAGCTTTACAAAGCTGGGTTGTAGTGAGGTGCAGTGGGATAAGGATATGGGTGCGGTTAAGCTTACTGTAAGGGGTAGCTTTTTTGCAGCACTTACCGCAGGCCTTTTGGAGAGCGGCGAATTTGCAAAAGAAGTGGATATAGCGCTTGCAGTAAATAACTAAGGAAATAAAACCGGAAGAAAGGAATGTTTGAATGACAATAAATAATCAGAGGCCGGGCGTGTATTCTTCGTACACATTGACCTCGGGCTACGGTGCGCCAAGGTCACAAATGGCGGCTGTGG